TCACATCACCTCGCCGGTGGCGATGTAGTGGGCGGACTCGACCACGTGGCGGGCGCGGCGGGTTCCCATGATCTCGGCGGCGAGGATGAGGGCGGCCGCGCGGCCGAGCTGGTCGACCGTGAACGCAGGCAGGGTGAGCGGGGCGGCTTCGCGGAGCTGCGCGCCGAGGCGGGCAAGGTCGGCCTCGGCTGCCGCTCGGTCGAGGGCGCCGGCGAACTCGGCCGCGTCGGAGTGGGTGAGCATCACGGCGTGGGTGGGGGGCGTGCCGGACTCGGCGGACAGGTAGACCGTGTCTGGGGTGCCGCCCGGTGCGGTGAACAGTCGGCCGTGGATGGATTCGGTGGTGGCCTCGGGCGCGGCGACGATGGCGCGGACCGTCTCCGCGGCGGTTCGGGCGTTGGCGGTGGTGAGTTCGAGTTCGGCGCCCGTGTCGTGGTCCTCGGAGTGGATGACGACAAGGACGTTCTCGCCGGTGGTGGAGACCGCCACCCGATCGGCGGGGTTCTCGGCGCAGGTGAAGACGATCAAGGTTCCCCCTGGGTCAGGTGTTCAGCAGGGCGCCGAGCTTGGCGAGAGCGGCGCGTTTGGTCTTGTTGATCGACTGGCGGGTGACACCGAGAACTCGGGCGGCGTCGGGCTCGGACAGGACCGGCCCGTCAAGTCCGAACAGGACACGCACGACTTCGCGTTCTCGGGGGGCGAGGACGTCGGCGGACATCAGCGCGCGGACGGCCTCGATGTTCTCGACCCGGTCGAGGGCGGTCGCGGTGTCGGTGTCGGTGAGGGTGTCGGCGAGGGTGCGCCCGTCGCGGTCGGGGGTGTGCAGGTTGGTGGTCGACCCGAACATGATCGTGTGGACGTCCCAGAAGGTCGCCAGCGTCCAACCGTGGCGCTCCCGGGCGAACACGGCGGCGGCCACCAGGTCGTAGGCGCCGTCCGCGGACGCGGTCGCCCGTAGCGCCTGCCTTAGCCTCTGGGTCAACCTGGTCGGATCGTTGGGGCGACCGGGCGAAGTGGTGGCGGCGATGTTGCGGCAGTGCGCGAGCACCGCGCGGTGCAGGTAGGCGCCAAGCACACCGCCGAAGTCGCTGAGAATCTTCCCACCGCGCCCATCGGTGATCAGCCGCACCGCCCCTTCCTGGTGCAGGTCCTCCCGGTCCAGCGCCGAGGACCCCACGGCGCGGGCGGCCACCCGGTCCAGCTCCGGCGCCGCGCGCACGTACACCGGCGCCTCGGCCGAGCGGTCCCCGGCTGCCATCGCGGTCAACAGCTCCACCGTGGTGCGCCTGTCCCGCCAGGCGTGGTCGGCCGCAGTGTTCCCGGTCAGCGCCCGCAGCAGCGGCGGCAGCACACCGCCCCGAAACTCACTCGGGCGCCCGGTGTCGAGAGTGGACCGAACCTGAGCACCGAACGCGGCGCATGGCCCCGCGACATCCAACGTCACCGCTGATCCTCCTAAACGGACTGCATTCCGGTCTGCCGGGGTCGAACGTACGTGCCCGCACCGTCCAAACGGAACGCACTTGTTGGCGGGCAGGACATCCCGCGTCACCGCGAGTCGACCGGCGGGCGCCATCCGGTAACGGTCACGGTGCGCGACATCGGCATGTCAGACAACAGTGCCGCGCGCGTCCGTTTTCGCAATTGCGCGTTCTCCCTTACGCCGATCGGCGCATCCCCGTGCGTGGTGTGTCGACTGACAGTCGATGAGCAAAGTGAGTCAAATCACTGCCAGTGAGGGCTGTGGGTGTTGTCGAGGCGGGGGTCAGCGGCCGACCGAACCGCTTCACGGGCCGCTGACGTGCCGTGTTCGGCGTGCAGGATGGCCTGTATGACGGCCGCGCGGGCACGCGCGAGTGCTGGCGCGACACCACTGTCGTCTCGGGCGAGGACCACCGCCTCAACGGGCCGTGCGGCGCCCTTGACGATCTCGGGCGGAATGTGGGATGGCTGCGCCGTGGTCACGGCGTCCGCTGTGGTCGCCCAGCCGGCCACCGTGTCGGCGGCGTGGCGCAGGCGCGCGGCGAGGGACGCGAAGTCGGTGGATCGCATCGACATAGGTCTTCACCTTTCGGCGTCGGCTAGAGAGATCAACTCGGCGGCCATGTTCAGGTAGGCGATGGCGGCCGTGAGTACGTGCGGGTCGTCGGAGAACAGTCCGAGCCCCGAATTGCAGGTGTGGCACAGCAGCCCGCGAACGACATCGGCGGTGTGGTCGTGGTCGACCACCAGGCCCCGGGGCAGGTGGTCCTCGTGGGTGCCACAGATGACGCACCGGTAGCGCTGCGCCCGCCGCATGGTGTCCACGTGGGCGGCGGTGATGCCGTAGCGGGCGCGTAGCCGCCGGTCCCGGTCGGCGTCTCGGTGAAGGGCTGCGCGGCGGGCCATCCGGGCCAGTGCCGCATCCCGCCCGGTGCGGTGGTAGTGCGCCCGGCAGGGGCGACAGTAGGGGTGCAGCCCGTCCGGTCGGGAGCGGTCGCGGTGATACTCGGCGGGGTCGCGGTCAGTGCCGCACCGACGACAGCGCCTCACGCGGTGCGCAGCGAGGCCCACAGCGCGGCGACGCGGACCCGCTCGAACTCGGGCAATGAGGCCCAATGGAGCGGCCACCAGTCGCGCAAGGATCGCGCTCCTTTGGACAGGTTGCACCGGGCGCAGGCGGGCGCGAGGTTCCACGGTGCGTTGTCCCCGCCGTGGCGTAGGGGCCAGACGTGGTCGATGTGGTCGACCCGCCCGCCGCAGTAGACGCACCGATTCCTGTGGGCGCGGCGCAGCCACGGGATGTCGACCGGCAGGGCGTGCGCGTTCCGGTCGGCCGCCCGCAGCTCGTGCCCGGCCGCGCGGGCGCGCGCCCGACCGGAGTCGAACGCCCGGTGCGCCTGGTCGTCCCACTCGGTCCAGTACCGCCGAGCCGTCACCGCCAACGCGTCTAACAGGTCGCCGGCAGGCCCCGCCCCGGTGCTCGCCCTGCCGAGGGTGTCGGCGCGCAACGCGAGGTGATGGGCGTGCGCCTGGGCTTCCCTCGCGGCCATGTCCCCGTAGTCCGCGCGCAGCCGCCCGAGGTGGAGCTTGCGGCGCCGTTTGAAGACCTCGGCCGCGTGCGTCCGGCACAGGAACACCTTGCGTGGCCACCGCAGCACGTAGCCGCGGACCCCGGCGGTCGCGGGGCATCGTGAACACCGCATCCCCTGCTCTCCTTTCACGCGCTGGCGCCGTAGAGCGATCCCCACGACCGGGCGCCCACCTCAAGGTCAGTGGTCAGCGGGACCCCGCAGAAGTCACCGACCGCCATCACGCGCGCGATCTCGCGCCCGATGTCCGCGGCGGTGTCACGAGGTGCGGTGAAGACCACCTCGTCGTGCACCGGCAGCCGGACGTACTCGATCAACGCCGCCTCATCAAGGCGCAACAGCGCCTCGGCCAACACGTCCCTCGCGGTGGACTGCACGACATAGTTCGTCGCCGCGTACAGCCGTCGCCGGTCCAGCGGGATCACCCGCCCGCTCGGGGTGGTGACGTCCTTGCGGCCGTAGCGGGCGCGTTCGACCAGGCGCCGCGAGTAACGCACGATGCCCCGATACACCCGGTCGTACTCCCGGATGGCGCCGGTCACTTGGTCCAACGGTGCCCCGGTCTGCCGGGCGAGGGTGACCGGCCCGCCCCCGAACAACTTGCCGAACCCCACCCCTTTCATGAGATCGCGTTGTCGCTTGGTGTAGCCGGGCCCGTAGACCAGCTCGGCGGTGTAGCCGTGCAGGTCACGGCCGTCCAGAATGGCCGCGATCATGACCGGGTCCGCGGACAGGGCGGCGATGACGCGCATCTCCACCGCCTGGTAGTCCACCGACCCGATCACCCAGTCGTCATGGTCGGCCACCAGGGCGCGGCGGATACGCCACTCGCCCGAAGGGAGCTGTTGAAGCGGGGGCGCCGAGATAGACATGCGCGCCGTGCGCGCCTTGAGTGGGGCAATGGTGGGGTGTATCCGGTCGTGGTCGTCGCGTCCCTCTCGCATCGCGTCCACGTAGGACACGCGCCAGCGTTCGGCCCGCTTGGCCCGAAGAACCGCCTCGGCCAACGGGTTTGGGTCGCGTGTACCGCGTGGTTGCCAGTCCCGGTCGAGGTCCGCCACGTCCATGAGGACGGCCTTGTCGACCTTGAGCGCCCCGGTGTCGGTGGTCTCGGTCAGCGTCTCGCCCATGCCCAGCAGCGCGGCCGCGACCTGCGCGGGCGCGTGCACCGAGGACACCCCGTACAGCCTCGCCGTGCGCGACCACCGGGTCGCCTCGGCGTCGAGGGTGAGCGACAGGTCATCGAGGTACCCCGGGTCCACGCGCATCCCGGTGCGCGCCAGCCGGGCACACACCAGCGCCACCGCCCGCTCGAACCGTGCGAGCCGCCCGAAACCGCGCCGATCCACCTCGGTCGACAGTTCGGCGTGCAGCCGCGCCCCCAAGATCACATCCAATCCCGCGTACAACGTGTACAACGGGTGGAACAGCGGGATACCCGCCCATCCGGTCTCGCGGGTGAACCCGAGGCGCCGGAACTCGGCGTACAAACCGGCCTGCGTGTCGGGTGCGTCCGGGTCGACGTAGCGGGCGGCGTTCTCCTTCAGTCCCAACCCGGTCCCCCCGTCCTCGGGTCCACGCGGGTCGCACAGGTGTGCCAGCGTCGCCGTGTCGGTCACCCGCCCCCACAGTTTGGCGAGGTCGACCCCGAGATGCCGGTCGACCACCAGGGCGTCAAACGCCGCGTTGTGGATGGTCAATGCGGACAGGTGTCCGAGTGCCCGCGTGACCTCGGCGCGCGCCCGTTCGGCCTGTCGCGGGTCCTGTCCTGCCGGGTCGAGGGGGATCACCCACGCGGTGTCCCGGTCGCCGAACTGCGCCACCCGCAGCCGAAAGCCCCGCCCCCACCAGTCCAACCCGGTGGTCTCGGTGTCGAACGCCACGGTCCGGTGGCCTCGGCCTGCCACCCATGCCCGGAACGCCGCGAGATCGTCCGGGGCGTCAACGACGTTGATCGTGACGCGTTCACCCGCCACCCGGTGGTGCATCTGCCGCACACGGTCCCCCTCATCGTCGTTGAGGCAGCACGAAAAGGGGGCCGTACCGAGTCGCCTCGGTACGGCCCTGTCGCTTCGCCACTGCCGGTATCACATGGCGAGTTCGTCCGCGGTCGCCCGGCGAACCCCCCGCAACTGCATTCCGCGCGCGACCCGTGTCACGCGCACCCGCCGGTTCTCCATCTGCCGGCGGAACGCGATCTTGCCCCACGGGCGGTGCGCACCGCCGAGCTCGGCATCCGCCCACGCCTCGTACATGCGGAATGCCTCATCGAGGGCGACCCGTCCATCCGGATCACGCACCAGCAGACCCGGTAGGTAGCCATCGAGGATGTCCGAGGACCGGCGATACTCGGCCACCGCCGCGCGCACCGAGTCCGGCTCACCGAGACCGTTCGCGTACCACTCGACCGCCCCCCGCACCGCCCATGCGGCGATACCGGGCGCCTCGGCCAACAACCGGCCCGGCAACATCGGGTCCTTGTTCTCACCCTCGAACGATCGCGCGAACGGGATCAACCGAGTTCGGCGCCAGAACCCGTCATCCTGCCCGCGCACATCCGGCCGGTAGTTCGTGGCCATGATCATGAGCGCGGTCGGGGTGAACGTGAACTGTCCCTTGTAGAGTTCCCGCGCGACCACCGGGTCTCCGGCGGTCAACTGTTTCAACAGAGCCTCATTGAGCCGCAACCCATCGCTCAGCTCGGACAGCACCGCCAGCCGCACCCCGCGTAACGCGGCGAGGGCGGGGTTGGGTGCGCCAGGGTCGAAAGCGCGGGTCTGCGCGATAGCGGCCTGCGACATGTGCCCGGTGATCCCCGCGAACACGGCCGCCACGGTGTTGAGCAGAACGCTCTTTCCGTTGCTGCCGTGCCCGTACAGCAGGGCGAACACGTGCTCGCGGGTCTCCCCGGTGATGCCGTAACCGACCATGCGGCGCATGAACGCCGGCATGTCCGGGTCATCGGGAAACAGCTCGGCGAGAAACTGTTCCCAACGCGGGCACTCGGCGTCGGGGTCGTAGTCCAGGTCTACCCAGCGGGTGGACCGGTCTGCGCGGTGGTGTTCGCGGAGCGCCCCGGTGCGTAGGTCGACCGTCCCGTTCCGGAAGGTCAGCAAGTCGTGGCGGGTGTCGAACGCGCCTACGTCGGCCGCCGTGATCGTTCGAAGGTGTTCGAGGGCGGCCTTGATCCCTGCGTCCATGTGCATCCGCCGAGTGCGCTTCACCGCCTCCGCGTACGCCTCGGCCTGCCGCTGGTCCTCGCGGTTGCCTCGCCGGTCCCCGGTGGGCATCTCGCCCAGCTCACGTGTCATCGCGTCCGCGACCCGGTGACCGATCGCGCGCTCCCGGGTCTGACTCATCACCCGCCACACGCGCCCGTCCCAGCACAGGAACCCGACCCCGTCGACGTGTGCGGTGTCCTCGCCCACGATCCGCAGGGCGAGACGTGAGTTCTCGATGTCGGTCCCGGCAGTCGCCCTGACCGACTGCCGCGCGCTCTGCGCCTGGTCCTGGTGCTCGATCTCCGGTGTCCACTCGGGCGCGTCCGCGACCGCACGGTGCAGTGCCGCCGCGAACAGCTCGGCACCCGTCCGCGCGCGCCAATCGGCCACGTCCTCGGCGTCCGGCGGGATGGCCAGAACCCGCGCGGTGATACCCAATTTCGACAGGTTCGCACCGAGGGCGGCATTGAACGCGCGGCCGGCTGTGTCGTTGTCCCCGGCAACAAGCACATCCCCACCCGTGACCGCCACCAACGCGGCGATCTCTCGGGAGGTGCGTTCCGAGCGCGCCAACCCCGCGCCACGCACCACGACGGCCGTGTATCCGGCGGCCACCACCGTCAGCCCGTCCCCTGGTCCCTCGGTGACAACGATCGTGGGAAATGACTCCGGGGTGCGCATCACGGCGGTAGCGCCCCATCGCGCCCCGCCGTCGGGTGATGCGAGGTTGAGCCACCGTGCCGGACACCCCTTGCCGAGGTCGCGGCCCTGCAACCCATGCGGGCGCCCCGCGAGGTCGAGGAACGGCACGACCACCCGGGGGTGCGCCACGTAGGCCGGCGTGCGGTAGTCGAGGGCGCCGCCCACGCGAACGCTGCCGTCGTCGTGCCCGAGGTACAGCGCCCGCCCGACATCCTCGGTGACACCGAACCGGTCGAGGGCGTACGCGGCGGCAGGAGACCCGGCGAACCGATCGGCTGCCGCCCGCACGTACACCCCGAGGGCGGCGCGATCGGCGGTGTCCAGCTCGGTCCCCGTCCCCGCCGATGTCGTCGCGGTCCCGACGACCCCGAACAGGTCCGACTCGGACATGTCCGCGGCTTTCAGTACGTCCGCGGTCGCGCATCCTGCACGGCAGTACAGCAGCACGCGCCCGTCCGGTTTCAGTGAGACGACCAACGACGGCCGGTGGTCGTCGTGCGCGGGGCACAGTGTGAGCACCCCGTCCCGGTCCTCGGTGATCGGGCCGTCACCGGCGAGGCGGGAGACCATGTCATCGAACAGCATCGGATGTCCCCCCTTTGGCACCTCGTTGTGCGGCTACTCCGACGTCATGACCGAGGCAGGCCCGGAAGCCTGTTCGGACAGTCGCGCCACCGCTGTCTGCAGGTTGTTCTGATGGCTGGCGCCCGGTCGACTCGCCCCGCTGCTCATTGACGCCGTGGGCGTGGGAAGCAACACCATGTCGCCGTCACCCTCGTTCGCGCCCCACAGCAGTCGCCACAGGGCGCCCACTGCCCACTCGGCTTGGTGCGGCACGACGCCGTTACCGCACAGTCCCAGCCGCGCCGTGTGGGTCAGGCCCGGAACGGAGGTGACGTGTCCCTCGGGCAGGCCCATCACCCACTCGGCGAACTCGGCCGCGATACGAGGTTGCCCACCTCGCCCGGCCTCGGCGCACCAGGGGGCGGGGCGTCCTAGAACCCGTTCCCATCGGCCGATCGCGGGTTCGTACTGCCGCCACCAGCGGCGGGGGACAGCACGTGACGAATCACCGCGTCCATGTCCATTCCGCTCTGCTTGCCGTTGCCCCATCTGCCCCCACGTCGGCCGTGGCCGCGTGCGCTCGTGCCCGTGTCCAGTGTCGGGAGCAACACCACTGTCCCAGTCGCCAGCGACGGCGAGGATGAGCACGCGGTCGCGGCGGTGGGGTGCGCCGAGGTCGGAAGCTCGCACGCTTCCCCATGCTGCGCGATACCCCAACGCGGCCAAGTCGCCGAGTACGGTTCCGAACCCCTTGGATCGGTGTCCGGCGACGTTCTCCAGGACCACGACACGTGGTCCCAGTACGCGAATGGCGTCCGCGATGGCCGGCCACAAGTGCCGCTCATCCTGTTCCCCCTGTCTCTTGCCCGCTGTCGAGAACGGCTGACACGGATACCCGGCGGTGAGGATGTCGACCGCCTCGACGGTCGACCAGTCCGCGGCCCGGATGTCGCCCACATTGGACAGATGCGGCCAGTGGTGGGCGTGCAGCGCGACCGCCGACGGGGCGGGATCGGCGTACCACGCGGTCACCGACCCGAACACGGCATTGACGGCGATATCCAGTCCCCCCGTGCCCGAGCACAACGACCCGAGGCGTAGGGCGGTCATCTGCTCACCGCCCCGAGCAGGCGAACCACCAACTCGATCACCGCCCACACGGCCACCGCCGTCACCACCAGGTCGACCGCCAGGAACAACAGCAACCCCAGACACCCGCGCCCCCAACCTCCGCGCACGACGGCTACGCCGCGCCCGTGATCTCGATGACGGGACGTGTGTAGGACACGTCCCGTCCCTTCTTGGTCGTGTACTCCACCAGGTCCAGCCGCAGCACCGCGCGCACCGGGGCGGACTGGAGTGCCCTTTCGATCCCTGCCAGATCGGAGACCAGTGACCACGAACCGGTCTTGAACAGGAAGTAGCCGAGGTCCGGTTCGGCCGCGAGGCGGAACTTGAGCGTGAGGTCCGGCTTGGGGCCGGTACCGCTCTTGCTCGCTGCCTTGCGGTCGACCAGGGCGCGCGGGCATCCGCACGCCTGTCCGACCCGGTCCTCGGCCGGATGACCCGTCACGAAGAACGCCCCGTCGCACAGGTGGATGGGTCCGGCCTGACCGTAGAGCGCCATCCGCGACCGCAACGCGTCCGCCGACTCGATCACGATGTCGACAGCCGCGGACGTGGTCTGCACGTCGAACGGGTCCCGCACCTCGGGGTCGGTGGTGACCTCCCCGCCGAGCAGCTCGGCCACCCGGTCGGCGACGTCTTGGTCGTCGGACACCACTCGCCACTCCGAGAGGGCGACCGGGCGTCGCCCCAGCAGGCGGCCACCCTTGAATCTTCCGACCACGTCATCGAGGAACGGGTTGCGCGGTCGTGGTGCCGCGTCGGGGTCGGTCTCGAAGATCCGCAACGACAAAGCCATGGCTCCAATCAGGAAACGTGTGTGGACGGTGGGGTGGCGCGCGTCAGGATGCGCGGCGCTGCGACCCAGTCGACACCACCGAGTCGACCAGCGCGGCCCCGAGCGCCCCGTGTTTGCGGTCGGTCTCCCAGTCGAACACCCGCCGCAGGTCGAGAAACGTCGCGAACAGCGTGCGGTCGGTGCTGGTGGGTATCAGTCGCCATCCCTCGGGGCGAACGTGGAACACTACGTGCGCCGTGATCGGCGGTAGCGGCGCATCCTGCCCGCTCTGCGTGATGATCTTCTCGGCGTTCGCGTACGCCGAGAGCTGTAGCGCCACCGATTCGTGCACCCCCGAGCGGGTGGTCTTGGTGTCCCCCATGACGGTTTCGCCGTCTAGCCGGGCGATCCAGTCGAACGACCCCGCGTAGCGGTGCTCATCCGACCACACGGTGTCCTCGACGTGCAGGAATTCCGGCTGGTACCGGTCAAGGAACTCATCGACCGCCGCGAGGTAGGGCGACAGGTCGGGGTGAACACGTCCGACCGGGTGCCCGAGGGCGCGACGCTCGAACAGGTTGTGCACCTCGGTGCCGGTGTCCGCCGCGTCCGAGACGAACCGGCGGGACGCGCTCTTGATCATGTCGACGGCGGCCTGTCGCTGCCGGTTGACCAACAGTTGCACCACGGCGCCGATGTTGTCGGCCGCCCATTCAGCCGCCATCTTGGACGCCCATGGCGAAAGGAACGGCTTCGGCAGCATGTCCAAAATGGACGTGACGCCCGGGTACTTGTCCCGAGTTTCGGGGTGGACGTAGTAGCGGTTACCGCCACGCTTGATGGTGGTCAGTGCAGACATGGGACCTGCTTCCGGTCGAGTACGTCGGTACCAACCGGACAACCCCGCGTGCACACGGCTCCGGCAACCCAACGTGACCCACGCCACGTACGCGGCGGTCGGGTCAGAGGCCGCGCCGATCCCCATTCACCGGCGTGACCTGTCGGTGGATCACGACGCCGGTCGCGGCGGTGATCGCGGCGGCGAGGAAGTCGGCAATGAAGTCGAGGTCGAGGCCGGCCATGCCGGGGATGTACTTCACGGCGAGGGCGGCGAGGGTGCCCAGCAGCGCCCACGTGATGGCGGGGTATGCGGCGAAGAGGCGGCCGATCCGATTCATGGGTGTGTCCTTTCGGTGGTGATCGCGTCATCGACGCGGTTGTACAAGGTGGTCAGGTCGTGGTCGTTGTGGATCACGAGATCGGCGGGCAGGGTGTCGGCGTGTCCTTCCGATTCGTGGGCGAGGATCGCGGGCGCGTCCGGGCGGTCCACACGCCACAGTCGGGCACCCGCCTGTCGGAGCCTGGTGACCTCGTTGGGGAACCGCACGTCCGGCACGACCACCGGGGCGCCGTTGGCGTTGTGCTTGTCGATGGCGGACAGGCACAGGTCGATCCAGGTGTCGGGGTCGATGCCGTGGCGGATGACGTCCGTGCCGAGCCGTTGGAGCGTCCGCCGTGCCTCGGGGTAGAGGTTCTTCGCCCGTTCCCATCCGAGTGCCCGCACCACCTCCCCGAGGCGGACGCGGTCAGCGACCAAGGGATCGAGGGCGAGGGCGAGGTCACGCAAGGGGTCGGCCAGCGCCAGGCGCACGTAACCGTGGTGGGCGACCAGGTGGGCGGCGACGGTGTCCTTGCCGGATCGGGCTCGGCCGATGATGCCGATGGTGGGCGGCACGGCGACGAGTTCCCCTTTCACGTGGGGCGGTCGGGGGTGATGCGGTTCTCGGCCGCGAGGGGGCGCAGCAGCGGGCGGCGCCACCGGTCCTCGTGCACGGCGACGCTGACCCGGATCTCGGTCACGTCTTGTGACAGGCGGTCGAGTCGGGCGGTGACGGGGTCGATGGCGGCGGTGACCGCCTCGGCCTGTCTGCGCCTGGTGGTGCGGTGGGCGAGGTAGCTCGGCCCGGCCGTCACCAGGACCCCGCCGAACCCGATCAACGACAGCAACACGGCCTCACTCATCGGCCGGTCCGGGTGCGAGTACGGGCCACAGTCCGGGTTCGTCCGGCCACAGTGGTGGGGGCGTGGCGGTTGCGGCGGGCGAGTCCGCGGCACGGGGTGTGCCGGTGGGGCGCCGTTCGAGGGCGGACAGACGGGTGGTGATGTCCGCGAGGCGCGCCGCCAGCGAGGGGGGCAGGGTCGGATCAGGCATCGGTGAACGCCTCCAGACTGGCGACAGTGGCGGTGATCTTCTCGGTGCCGGTCGGGTCGACCGACACACGGACCTCGGTGACCATCCACCGCCCGTCGATGGGTACCAGTCCCCGCCCCCCACTGACGTGGACGACGTCGCCGGCGGACAGGATCGGCAGACCGAGCAACGCATCCGGATACAGCTCGATATCCGGCAGGACAATCGGCGCCGAGCGCGTCCGCACGATGGCATCGGCTTTGGCCTGCAAAGTCGCCGGCTCAGTGACGTCGGAGGCGGCCTCAATCAGTTCCAGTCGCGGATGGACGGTCGACCATCGTTGTGAGGTGGCAACCATCTGGTCCGGCCCGTCCCCCGCGCCGGTCACCAGGGCGAACGTGGCCACATCCTTACCGCCCACGCGGGCGCCAAGGACGTCACAGTTGACCCCGTCGGACAGGACCAGGTCCCGAGCGCGGCCGGTCACCGGGTACCGGATGCGAAACCAGACCCCGAGTCCCGGGCGGTCGCCGTCGATCCATCCGGGCTCGAACAGGAAATGGAATCCGTCCCGGACGGCGGCGAGTTGTTCGACCGCTTCCCCGATGCTTTTGTGCTCGGCTGCCTCGTAGGTGCGGTCCCGGCGCACCCCGGTTGTCTCGGTGCCGTAGCGGATCTGTCCGAGTAGGGACCCGTAGCCGTAGGTGCCCGCGTGCCGGAGCAGGTCCCGGGCGATGTCCGCCTGGTCCCACTGCTCATAGCGTTTCGTGGTGTGCACGCCGCGCAGCCGGTAGTACGACATCCAACCCTCGCCGTGCGCGGTCACGGTACCGGCCGCGTAGTCCACGTCCATGTCCCACAGGGGACCGCTCCACACGAACCGCGCGTCCCGTTCGATGTAGACGGCCGTCGCGGCTCCGGCGCGGAACGTCTCGTGCGACAGTCGGGACACCCCGGGGTCGAGGGGGAGTGTGAGGGAGCAGGACCCGGGGGCGGCGCGGGCGGTGGTGTACTCGATGGACTCGACCGGGAGTTCACCGTGGATGTGCCCGGTGAGCACGTCTTGGAACCAGACGCGATAGGCAGCCAGGAGACACCTCTCTTCTTGGTCAGCGGCCGAGGTATTCCAGCGTCATCCACGCGACGTAGTCCGCGGCGAACCGCCCGTCCGCGGCCGTCCACCGCACATCCACTTGCAGTGGCACGGTGGCCTGCGCCTCGGTGACGTTCCCGGTCCACGAGAGGTTTTGATACAGCCGCCCGGCTCCGGAGAACCCGGACGCCCGGGGCACCTCGTCAATGAGGTTGTCGCCGTTGAAGAACGATCCACCGGGCCATCTCACGATCCCGCCGGACAGGCCGCCAGCGCCGGAATCGGAGTGCAGCCGGACCCCGATGTTCCACCGACCGGGGCGGCCTAGCGTGATGTTCTTTCCGAGGGCGGCCGCGATCTTCCCGTCGTGGCCCGTGGCCATCTGCCAGTAGTCCAGTGTTTGCGTGGCACCGGAGGCGACCTGTGTGGAGGCGGACAGGGCGTGATGGGCGCGTTCGGTGTCACCGATGGCTTTCCACCCGGTGCCCGCCCCGGTGTGGCACCACAGTGTCCATGGGTTCCGGGTGACCGCGAGTGCGCTTTCGATCGGGCGGTCGAACGCGGTGTCGCGTTCGTAGGCGCTCTGGAATCGGGGCACGCCGACGGGGTACCAGCGGTCATAGCCGCGGACCCACGTGTTCGAGTTGAACCCGTCCATCCACAGGGTCCCGGGGCGCGCGGTGGTGGGCCGTGTTCGTGTGGACAGGACCGGGCCGAGCATCGCTTGTGCGCCGCTGGTCCTCTCGTCGGACACGTAGTACCCACCCGACGATGATTCGGGGCCGACGTGCACGTGTGCCAGCACGAGTGACCGCGCGGCGGTGGGCGGGACGGGGTCGGCGCTCGGTGTGCCGGTGACCACCTCGATCCGCCAGGTACCGGGCTCGGTGGGCGTGGGTGGCGGGACGACGTAGGCGTGCACCAGGTCCACGCGGCGTTGTGTCGCGTGCCGGGGCGCCAGGGGCAGTGTGACCGGCGTGTCCGCCTCGGCGAGGCACACTCCCCGGTAGCCCTCGGGTGCCGGTAGCGCGACCGTCCCGGCGGACACGGTCACGGTGTCGCCCGGGTTGTCCCGCACCTGTAGGGCGTCCACGGCGAAGATCCCGGGCGTGTCCAGGGCGAGTGTGGACAGTGCGCGGCGGACGTGATCGGCGGTGTACTCGGCGCCGTCGATGAACAGGGGCGGCAGGGGCATGGTCGACGCGGCCACGGTGAGGTGGTACCTCCGGTCCGAGTTGAAAAGGGGGTCAGATCCAGGCGGGCCACCACAGCGCCGACAACTCCGGCTCCGGGCCGGTGGGGTCGGTGCGGGTGCCGCGCAACGCGAACTCGCAGCCGCCGGGCGGGATGGTCAGCCACACGTTGCCGCGTCCGGTCACGAACCTGGGGGCAACACCGTTGAACATCACGTCACGGGTGCCGGTGTCGACCACGAGTGACTGTCCGGCCGTGAGGGTGTAGTCGAGGGCGAGTTCGTTCCCGGTGCCCGGGTCCACGATGCGCGGATCGCGGATGGGACCGCGCATGGTGAACCGCACGGGGACGTGCGCCGTCCCGGCATTGTCCGCGTGGATGACGTCCGCGACGGTGGTGTGCCCGAGGCGCAGGGGGAACCGGCGCGGGAAGCGGATGCCACCGCCGGGGACGGGGCGGGGCAGGCTCGCGCGGCCACTGCTCGGGGTGGCCGCGAGGATCAGCGGGGAGGGACAGTACAGCTCCACCGTGACGGAGGCGTACCGGTGCGCGTACGCCTGGTCCATCACCACCGCCCGGTGACGCACCTTCCCCCACACCGCCCGAGGCCCGCCCCCCGCGACTCCGGGGAACCGGAAACTCAAGGGTGCGCTGTCGCGGGCGGGGGTGAACGCGGTCATCACGGCGGTCATCGCGTCGTCGAACTCGGACGGGGTCCTCGCGGTCACCTCGATGACGAGGGTGACCGTGCGGGCGCCCATCCAGTCCGGTCCGGACATCTCGCCGTGCCGGTGCAGGATGGCGCGGTCGGCGGTGCGCAGGGCGGGGGAGTCCAGCAGGCCGGACACCTCGATGAGCGACAGGGCGGAGTCCTCGGCGCCGATCAGCAGCCCCCGATAGGAGACCGTCCACGGATCGGTGAGGGTCACCGGTACCGGGTCGACAGTGCTCACCTCACCTCCCACTGGTGCGGATGGCCCATGCCACCTCGGCGCCGATCCGGTGCGGGTCGGCGTTGCCGGTCATGGTCACGTTCACCGTGAGGCCGGCTCCGTAGCTCGGGGCGGACGCGGCGACGGGGGTGGTCGCGGTGGAGCGGGTGGTGTCCGCGGCTGCCCCCGCCGAGGCGGACACGCGTGGGGCGGGCAGCTCGGTGCCGGTCATCTCGGCGGTCATCGCGGAGGACAGGGCGGCGACAGCGGCCAACGCGGGCGCGGTGTTGCCGGTGATCCCGAGCGCGAGACCCGGCGGAATCCACCGCCCGATCGCGGCGAACACCCGGGAGGGTGAGCGGATGCCGAGGGCATCCCTGGCCCAGTCGGGCAGCAGCCCCGCAAAGAACCCCGACACCTTGTCGCGCAGCCATCCGGCCGCGTCCTGGATGCCGCGCCACAGCCCCGACAGCAGGTCCCGCCCGGCCGACAGCAACAGCGACCCGAAGTCCCCGATCGCGCCGGTCACCCGCCCCGGTAGTCCGGAGAGCCACGAGACCAGCTCACCGAGTTTGTCGACCGCCCCGTCGTAGACCGAGCGGAACCAGGCAGCGACCCGCGCGGGCAGTTGGCCGACCCACCCGACCGCATCAAGGACCCAGTTCACGGCTCGGCGGACCCCGGCGACGATGGTGTCCCAGTGCGTGATGATCAGCCCCGGCAGGGACCACTTGAGGAAGTAGTCCCAGATCCATTGCGCACCCTGCTTCACCGCGCCAACCACCCAATCCCACGCCTGCCGGGTCCAGGCCACGACGGTGTCCCAATTGGCGATGATCAGCGCCACCAGGGCGACGACGGCCGCGATGACCCACCCGACCGGCCCCATGGCCATCACCCACGCGGTGGCCATCTGCGCGCCCCGAACGAGCGACTGCACGCCCATCACCACCCACCCGGCCACCACGGACGCGGCGGTGGCAGCCATCGACGCGACCATCACCGCACCCTGGGCAACGAAACCGGCCGCCGTGAGAGCCAGCGACCCCACGGTGCGGGCAGCCGAGAGCGCCCACACCCCCGCTGTCTTGGCTGCCTCCACTGTGGCGCGCGCACCCATGAGCGCGTAGGCGCCGACCACCTTCGCCGCGTTGAGTGTCGCCGCCGCGCTCTGCGCGATCCACGTCCCGACCGCGCGGCCACCGGCAGCGACCTGCGCCAGCGCCGAGCGGGACGCGGCCAATTGTGACTTGGTCCACGCGAGAGCTTGTTGTGTGCCCGAGATGGTGGACTTGATCCCGGCCGCGACCATGGCGGGCACGAACAGGGCGGTGATCAGCCCCGCGACCACGGCGAACGCGGTCCCGTTCTCGCCAACGAACCGGGCAGCCTCGACCATCGCGGGAATGACCACGGAGTCCAACACCGTTCCCACGGACGACAGGGCGGGACCGAGGTTGGTCGAGAGCCACGCGACCACGCGCTCGATCACCGGCACGACCCGCCCGCCGACGACGTCCACGAACGCGTTAGACACCGAGCGGGTGAACCGGTCGATGTTGGCCGAGGCGTTCTCGTTCAACGTCTTCCCGAGCGTGTCCGCCGAACCGCCCACCCCCTCTAGGGCGACGTTCATGGGGTTGAGCGCGGCCAACGCGTCGATGGAGCCCAGGTCCTCGAACTGCGTACCGAACAGCCCCACGGCCGCCGTCTCCCGTGCGACCGGGTCCTTCATGGACACAACACCGTTCAGGATCTCGGTGAACGCCGTCTTGGCCGAGTCGCCACCGGCGAGGATGCGTTTCGCCATCTTCTCGGCGTCCATGCCCAGCGCCTGGTACGCCGCTACCGACGTCGCGGACATGTCGACCGACCGGATACGGAACTCTTTGAGGGCGTCGGCTGCCTTGTCAAGTTGGATCTTGCCGCCCTTGGCGGCGGTGACCAGCACCCCGAACGCCTCGGTACCCGAGAACCCGAGGTCTTGAAAGAACACGCTGTACTCGTCGGAGGCGTCCAACAGCTCTTGCCGCACCGACGCCGGCACCGACTGAAGCCCCCGGGTGATCAGATCGAACGCCTCGCCCGCATCCTTGGCCATCCCCGTTTTCAGCAGGATGCCGACCGAGGACACCGAACCGGCGACATCGACACCGAATGCGCGGCCGAGGTTCATCGCCTTGCCGGACAGCGATTCGAGGGCGCCGTTGTCCATCGCGCCGAGCGTGGAAACCACGGACTCGACAGCGGTCGACACCTCGGCGAAGTTCTCGCCGTAGCCTTGCGCGTAGAGCTGCCCGGCCGCGCGCCCGTACCGGGCCGCTTCCTCCGGGGTCGCCCCGAGCGCGGCGCCGAGCGCGGCGGTGATCCTTCCCCGGTCCAACGACTCGACCAGGGCGCCACCGAGGCCACCGGCGGCGAGTCCGGCGGCGGCGAACCCGGCGGCGTGCTTGGCCACATCGGACGCCGCCGAGCCGACCGACCGGGCGAACCCGGCGATCCCCTTCTCTCCCTGACCGAGCTTGTCCGTCAGGTCCGCGACGTCCCCGAGGATGGTGACCTTGATCGGCTTGGCCACGTCACCACCCCCCCAGATCACGTCATCGCCGGCACCCGCCGTGTCCCGCCCCGGGCGCCCGTCTGCCTGTTGCGTGCTTTCACGTCGGCGTTCATCGCGGCGACCAGGGCGCGGAACTCATCGAGCCGCAACCGGTCGATATCGGCCCACGTCAAGCCGCGAAAGTGGGTGAGCAGCCGCGCTTTCGTCACCGCCCGCCCTGCGCGGCCTCGGCGGGCGCGGGGTCGTTTCCCTCGGCGTCCCCGGTGGACACGCGCACCGCGCCCGCCTGCTCCCATGTGAACTCGGGGTCCTCGCGGCGCTTGACCACGTAGGCGACCGCGCGCAGGAACCGACCCTTGCGGGCGCCCTTCTCACCGATGGAGTCGATCGAGGCGTCGATCAGATCCTCGATGGTCTCGATCTCACCGATGGTCAGGTCGTTGACGTTGATACTCAGTACCTCGGACACGCACACTCCCTAGCTGTCGATGTTGTCTCGCACCAGAGCGGAGATCAGATCCCGGAACCGTGCGGCCACCTGGTCGCGGGTGGCGTAGGCGGCACGGAACAGGAACGGGCGCGGTGCGATACGTCGCGTGGGCCATCCGAAGTGGATCGGTCCTGCGTAGAAGCGAGTGCGCCCCTTGCTCAACCCTGCCCGGACGATGGCGCCCTTGACCGAACTGGACGGGGCGACGGTGGATGCCAGCGCCCCCGAGGCGCGCGGCGCGGCGACCCTCGCGGCGGGCACGACCAGGTCGGCCGTTTCCTTGTGTGCCTGCCTCAGCCCCCGGGCAAGCCCTTTGTCGCGGGTCTCGCGCACGGCCTTGCGGAGTTCCTTGTGCCCGGTCACCCGGACCTGAAACTTCACCGGTCCGCGGCTTCCCCCTGCGGACCGGGGGGCGGGGTCGGTTCGGTGTAGACGACCGTGACGGCGGCCGAGTTCCCCGGGTCGAGGACCGCGAACGGCAAGGTCATCCGGGTCAGGTCATCAAGGGAGGACTCAGGGGACTCCCCGGTGAACTGGATCGCGGACGCCCGCAGCTCGAACTGCGCCCCGGCGGTCACCCCCGTGTACGCGATCCGCAGGCCGAGCACGTCCCCCCGGATGAACGACTCGTACAGTGGCAGCGTGGCACTGTCGAACTCGACCTCAAGTTCGCCCTCGTACTCGGGCAGCTCGGCGCGCTTGGGCGCGGCCTTGAGCGGATCGGCGCGCACGAACCGCCGGTCAGTCTTGAGCCCGCGCGCGCCCTTGACGGACCACTTGGTGACCGCGACCTGCGTTTCGACCCCGCCCGGCGGCGTCAGGTACACCGCGCCCCGAGTCCAGTCATAGGGCACAGCCCGGTCCGGGTAGACGATGGGCAGTGTCGGACCGGCATGGGTGACGGTGCGGAAGTCGAATGACGCGGTGACCTTGAGGGGGTTTTCGATCTCTTGCTCGAACTCCCATTCGGTCACCACCGCGCCCACATGCTTGTAGGCCACCGTCCCACCGTCAACCTTGGGGCGCAGGACCTGCACGGTCGCGCTCGGCGAGGCGACATCGGACGCGGTATGGAACGTGTGCACGCGGCCCGACGTCGACACCGCGTCGAACGCCAGCGTCAGCAGGGTCCGAGCACCGTCGTCCACCAGGTCGAGTTCAAGTTCGCCCTCACCGCCCATGTCCACGATCCGGCGACGGTCCGCACGGACGGTTTGCAACCCGGAACGAAACCCTTTGGACTCCACGAATTCGCGTGCCGTCTTCCACGAGTCGGCCTGTCCCTCGTAGCCCTCGGTCGTGGACGGGGCGACCCCGTAGGTCGACTCCACACCGAGGGAAATTGCGGCGTCAACCGCCACGGTCGGTACCTCCTATGACAGAGCGTGCGCGCGTACCCTCAGCGTCACGTCCACTTGGGACGCAGTGCCGAGGATGGCGTGTTCGCCGTTGGTGGTGAGCGTCCGCACCGGGCGGACGTCGATGAGTCCGCGCACGGACGCGGGGTCGAAGTCGAACACCGCGTCGGTGATCACGGCCTTGACCGCCACCGCCGACCGCTCGGCGTGCACGGGGTCCCCGGTCTCGGCCACCACCGCGCGCACGGTCATCTCGGCGGTCACCGTCGACGGTTTGCGGCGCCCGGCGACCATGGCCACCGGGGTGATCTCCGGTTCCACGGTCTCGGTGAACCACACCGCGCGCCGCGCCTGGTCCGCCCCGGGGTCCGCCCACGACACCGCGACCCGCGACCCCGCGAACGCCCCCTTGAGCGCGGCGAACAGTGCTTCCTTGGTGGCGAACACGACATCACTCACGACATCCCCCCGGGGCGCTAACCAAATGGCGGACGGACACGGTGGGCGTTGAGTACGGCGTTGACCTCGGGCAGCGACGTCGGGCGCCACACCCCACCCGCCTGCGCGAGGGTTTGTGTCCCGAACTCCGAGACAACCGAAGTGGCGCGATCCGGGAGCCGCGCGTCCAAGTCGGTCACCCACTGCCGGGCGATGGTGCGCACCGCCCACCGGATGGCGACCGGCGGTGGATCGGTGGGCGACCATTCCCGGCCGCAGTAGACGGTCACCCGCTCCACCCCGACCGCCCGACCCTCGGTCAGGGTCGCGTCGTCATACCGGGCCGGATCATCCAACCCGTCCAACCGGCGCAGCTCCGGCAGCGTCACGTACAGATCCACCGCTTCGCCTCCTTCCTTGCCGCCGAGGTGTGCGCACCTGGTACGCACATCTCGGACACAGGTCGACGTGGCCGTGTCAGCCCTCGCCGATCCCCGGCAGGACCAGCATGGCCGAGCCCGTGGTGTCGATCAGGGCGCCGCCGTAGCGCTGCACGAATTTGTAGGACACCAGGTCTTCCAGGAACTTGACCTCGGTGGAACGCGCCACCCGCAGCGGACCGGCGAACCGGACGGTGAACCCGGACAGGTTGGTGAACGCGATCTTGCCCTCATGGGGGCCTGCGAACCCCGGGTCGGTCGACACCGGCCGGTCGAACAGGGTCAACGCCCCACCGTCCGCAATGGACTTCAACAGGTACTTCCCGTCGTTGTCCTTCCACTTGCGCGCCCGCGACAGCGTTTTGCGACCCATGATCCAACGGGCACGTGCCGCGTGGAACTCCGGCAGTGTGTAATGCACGTCGGTGATGGCATCGGTGTAGCCGGTGTCCTTGGCGGTGGCGCCGAGGGTGAGAGTGTTCGCGGGCAGGATGCCCGTGGTCGGGGACAGCAGCGCGTCCACGAAATCGACACCCATCTCGTCGGCGAGGTTCGGCCCTGCGTCCGCGACCAGGAACCCGACCAGGTCCACAAGGTCATCCTCCACCAGTTCCACCGACACATGGGAGACGTAGCCGGTCTTGGCGACCCCGAGCGGAACCAGGTCCGTCGCCGGGTAGTTCTCCGGCAGGGGCTTTCCCTCGGCCGTCTTGCCCCGGTGCGCCTTGGGCTTCACCCGGGGGAAGTCGATCGACCCGCCACCGCTGGTGCGCAGGACACGGGCACCGGCCGCGATCACCGAGGACCGTTCCTCGATCACCGCCAGCAGCTCGGAATACAGAGTGGGACGCGCGGCGGTCTTGCCGCCCTGCTTGTGGTCCTCGTCGATCGTGACGCCCATGACCGCCCGGAACTCAGCCGAAGCGCCCTCGGGCAGCCTGCGGAGCGTGGCGTTGTCATCGGCCGGCCCGGTGACCGGTCCCCGGTTGGCGTGATCGTCCAGGACGGCCATCAACGCGTCCCGGGTATCTCGGGCGCGCGCTTCGCCGATCTCGGCGTCGAACCGGGCGTCGAGGGCGTCCAGCCGAGCGAGGATCAGCCGCTCAAGCTCGGTGCGCCCCTCGTCCGCGGCGCGCTGTAGGGCGTGCTCGGCGTGCGCCCTCTGCTCGGCGGTGGTGCCCTCGGTGACGGTGGCGGTCACGGTGTCCCCCTTGTCGTGATCGGCCAGCGACGCCGGTATCGCGCGCTTGGCCACAGTGGTGTCCTGATAGGCCGGATTCGTCACCGGCCCCACCTCGTGCACGTGGAAGTCCGAGATCGAGCGGATCAGGTACCCGGTCGTCTCGTCGCGGGTCCAGTCCTGGTCCGCCTCGGGGTTGCGCAGGGTGAACGCGAACGACGACCCGCGCAGAATGCCCCGGGCCACCAGTTCGGCAACGTCGCGGCCGGTGGTGGTGTCCGGTAGGTCGACCTCGTACCAGCCGCCCACGTCATCGACACCGGTTCGCAACCCGTACCCGGTGCGCCCCAACGGGGCCGACGCATTGTGGTTGAAGGTGGCGACCAGGTGGCCGCGTTCCATGTCCGCGCGCCCTGCGCCGCGTTCGATCCGCTCGCGGAACCCACCCAGGTCCCCAGAGAGCCGATCGAACACGTAGGCGTAGCCGCGGATGGTGACGGCCGCGGACCCGCGCTCGGCGCGAACCTCGACCGGTAGTTCGATGTCCCGCCGCTCGGCGGTGTGCATCGCGCCCCCTCTTGGTCTGTCTCCTGATCGGGTCAGGGATTGGTGGTATCGGCCCCGTCTGCCTCGGCAGGCAGCGACACGGACAGGGGGCGCGGACCGTCGGGAGTCAGCAGCGCGAGATTCATCGGGACCATGAGCAGATTCCCCGTACCCGATGGGTCGGGGGGCAGGTCTTCCCACGCGCGCACCTCATCGCGGGTGTAGATGCCGGTTTGCAGCCCGATTTGGTACGCCTCAAGCCTGTCGCGCAGCGATCCGCGCAGCAGCGTCCCGAGGTTGAACTTGACGAACGCCCTATTGGGAGCGACCAGGGTCGAGAGAGCCTCTTCCAGCCGCTCGACCCACGGCATCAACGTGTGTTGGACAAACGCGGTGTTCTGCTCCGCGAGCCCCGATCCCCACGACGTCGAGTTCGTCGCATCCGACACCAGGTGAGGCGGCACCCCGAAAATGCGGGTCACCTCGGGAACCTGAAACTGTCGCGTTTGGAGGAACTGCGCCTCGTCGGGGGTGACCGAGACCTTTTGGAACTTCGCGTCCTCGGTGAGGATGGCCAGCCCGTGCCGGTTGCCCTTGCCGCCGTGGATGCGGCGCCACGTACGGCGCGCGGTGGCCAGACCCTCGGGGGTCATCGGACCGGGTACCGACACCACAGCGGCGGGCATCGCGCCCTCGGCGAAGAACGTGGCGCCGTAATCCTGCGCGTCCAGCGACAACCCGAACGTGGTCCGTGCCGCCCGAAGCGGGCTCACTCCCCGGATCTGGCCTGCGAGGGTCAAACCGGCGATGTGTAGCACCTCATTGGTGGTGAACGCGCCCACTACGTCGGCCCGCCCGGTGTCGGAGGTGAGCGACAGGGCGTAGACCAGTTCACGGCGCCCACCCGGGTGCGTGACGTAGCGGGGATCGACAGCGGTCGCGGGGACCACATCCAGCGCCACCACCGCGCCATTGACGGGGTTGCGAGTTACCAGGATGTAGGCGTTGCCCTCCAACAGAAGCGACGTCATGATCTCGGTCAAAAACCTGATCTTGCGGGCGCCGGGGTTCGGCTTGTCCATCCACGCCGGTCGCGCGGCGGGCAGTCGAGTCCCAGCCGGCCCCGGACGGTGGACGTCCCAGGCCGTGGTGGCGACACGATCCGATATCAGCCGGACACAGCCGTACACGGTGGACAGTGCCAGGGCGCCCTCCGGGGTCAGCGGCGGGGCGGGGTCCTCACCCGCGCCCCACCCGGTCAGCCCGGACGCGTCGACCGACTCGGCGTCCACCACCTCGGCCCGACTCTCCACGCGGGCGAAGTCCAGGAACCCCACCTACACCCCCCGAGATCGCGCCAACCCAAGGGCGCCCAGCACCAGAAGCACCCCACCCGTGAGCGCCCCAGCCGCGGAGTACACCTCGGCCGCGCCGTAGGTGATCAAGCCTCCGCCCGCTACCGCCACCGCCTCGGCGCCCATCACCGACCACCACCGCGCCAACCGCGCTCGCATGTGCGCCCACCTCTCACCCGTCGTCGTCATCGCCGAATCCGTCATGGTCTGCGTCTGCGCGGCCGTCGATGAGGAACCCGTCCGATGAGGTGTCCACCTCGCGGTACAGCCGGGCGCGGTGCAGCGCCATCACGAACGCGACCGCAAGGTCGATGTGCCTGTTCGATGACGGCGATTCCTTGGTGATCCGCTCACCCCGGGTGTCCACCTTCAACACCGCGTTAGCGAGGTGGCGGGCCAGCGCGGGGCGCCCCGAGTGTGTGATCAGACCGTCGACCACCGCCGCGTAGGCGCCCACGGTCGCGGGCACCATCCGGGAAACCGATTGTGGAAACTCGACCATCGGGTGCCCGTCGTCTTCCAACATCTGCGCCTGTACCGCGAACCACGCGGGGTCGTACGCGCACTCCACGGCCGCGTAGGTCGTGAACACCTCGCGCAGCCGCTCCACCACGTCGTGGACCGGGATACGCCAGTGCGGGTCGTGGGGATCGGCCTCCCAGTGGCCGAGTACGTCCACGTGCAGATCCCGCACTCGCACCCCGACAATGGCGGTGCTGTCGTTGCGGTACGCCGCGTCCACACCCACCACGATCCGATCACCCGGGGCGAACTTCTCGGACGGACGGGCAAGTTTGTCCCACGCCCCGTGCGGCAACCACGCCGCACCACCGCGTACAAATTCATTGAGGCGGTACATGCGAAAGGCCGCCTCGGGAGTGCGCTTGACCGCAGAGGCGAAATCCGCGTGGTTCATGATCTCCCACGACGGATTGCATCGCCGCCACACCGCCGGGTCGGTGTGGTCGACCTCTTCCCCCGGAACCACCCCGGCCCAGTGGGACCAGAACGAAGGGTCCTCGACCTCGCCCGAGGCGACCCGGCGCCCGTGCTCGACCAGGCGCGCGAACGGGCCGTCCGGCCACGGTCCGGCGGTCGAGATCACCAGGAACAGCGGTTCGCGCCGCTGCGCCGAACCGAGGGTCAACGCGTCGAACAGGTCCGAGGTCTTGGCTTGCGCGTACTCATCGACCACCACGAACGTCGGATTGAGACCCTGCTGTAGACCCGCGTCCGCGGACACGGTCACGAACGTCCCGCCCGTCGAATGGCAGGTGATCCGGTCCCGGTGGACAGTGCAGATGTCCCGCAGCAGCGGGGACATGCGCACCATCCGCGCGGCCTCACGGAACGCCAGGCGCGCTTGCTCCCGAGTGTTCGCGGCACATACCACCTCGGGCGCGGTGTCACGGGTGTCCGCGCACAGGTGATACAGCGCCAACGCCGCCGCGAGTTGCGTCTTGCCGTTCTTGCGCGCGACCCCCAGCACGGCCGTCCGGTGCCTGCGTGTCCCGTCCGGGGTCAACGCGTACATCGCGTTCAGTACCTCGCGCTGCCACGCCAACAGACGAAATGGCTTGCCGAGGTAGGACCCGCCGAGCGTCAGATGCCCGATGAACCGGGCGACCCGACCGCCCTCGGTGCGCGCACGACCCACCGCGCACCACCCCCGGGTCAACCCTCGTCGTACTCGTCGTCCCCCGAGGCCCCGAGAATGTCCGCGAGGCTGGTCCGCTCCAACGCGGTCGCCGCGAGCCCCAACCGTAACCGGGACTCAAGCGACAACCCAAGGGTCGCCTCGATCGCGCGCATCTCCTTCTCGGTGGACTCCACGAACCGCAGAGCCGGATGCATCACCGGTTGCCCCATGCTCCCGGTGGTCGTCAAACCCTCGGTCGCGATCATCGCCACCAGCTCGGCCCGCCGGTCGTGCAACTCGCAGTATCGGCGGATCACGAACCCGTCCGTGCGCGGGTTGTACGCGCCCGCCCCCGCCTCCCACACCCGGCGCCACACCGCCCGCCCCTGCGCCGCCAAAGAGGCAGGCACCCGAGGGGCGCGGCCACTGTGCACAACAGGGGCGTCCGGGGTTCGACCCGAACGCGGGTTCCCCGAGGGATCGGCGGCAGCGCGGGACACGGCAACCACCCCCTCGGATGTGAACACCTGGTGCGCACGTCTCAGCCGAACAACCGCGCCCAATCGTCGAACCACACCTCACCGAACCGCGTCGTGCCCGGCACCTCCCGTCGCTGCCACGCCGCGACAGCGTCCTTGGTCGGCCGCTCGAACAGTCCGTCGGCCCATCCCGCGTGCCTCGGCGCATACCCCTTGCGCTGCAACGCCTGCTGGATACGCCGCACATGCGGACGCTCCCACGCGAAGAAACCCCCATGAGACCGCTCCGGCCCGGACGCCAACCCGAAGTAGTGCCCGTGCGGAAGCGGAAACCGACCGGCCGACGGTCCGGGACCAGGCCCCGGAGAACCGGCACCCAACATCGGGATGTGCCACACCGAGGTGTCATCACAGAACGCGGGCATCACCGACAAATGCACATGCCGCCGGTGCGGATTCGCCCCCGTGTACTTCCGCCACGTCCACGGGTGGAACCCCGCCCGCGAATCCAGGATCAGCCCGTTGGCGATGACGTACTTGATCCGCCGATCCCGCGACGCCGCCAACTCATCGGTGAACCGGTCGATATCGAAACCCGCGCCCGGATCATGGGTCCAGTCCGCGGCCGTCACGATCCCCGGCCCAAACCACGGATTGTGGTCTGAGTCCCGTGACGCGTGCGCCGCGTCCCCTACGTACCCATCCGAGGCGCGGCTACGCGAGGGGAAGCGCGCGTCAATCTGGTCCCGCAACGTCGATAGTGACTTCGCGATCCTCCAAGCCAAATCATTCCCCCTACTCTGCCGAGTCCGAGAACTATGGACGTCCGTGATTGCTAACCGGGAGACGTACGCCGATTGTTGGTACGGCCAACCCCGTGATACGATCCCGGCATCTGCTGTCTTCTCCATCGAGTCCCGGCCGCAGCCAAACCGGCCGAGGCTCGATATTCAATATCGCGATCTAGCTGCGCAAGATCGGCCCGACGATATTGAATCAACCGGAGTTACAAATAATTCAATAATCACACCACTCGTAGTGATTTCAATCGGGCTGAAACACCAAACGGGTTGGAGTATGTTCGTTGATCGCGGCGTCGGTAATTGCCCTTGCCCTGGTGCTCATCGGGGTGTGCACGTTGGTGCACCAGACGCGCAAGCACGACGGCTATATTCGTATCCACGTGTCCGTGCGCGGGGTGGAGATCACGAGGGACAGAGCCAGGGGCGACCAGTCGTCACCACCGAGGCCCGACACCGATCGTGCACCCCAACTCTCGAAGCCGAAAGCACCCGCCCGGGGCGGACGCCGACGCAAGCGTCGTCGTCGGTGATCACGTCATGGTTGGCGGGTGGTGCAGGTCTGACACAGTGGGCCTGATCGGCGCGGCGTGCGGCGTTTCATCTGCCGGTAGGCGCCCCATCCCCATTCGCAGCGTTCGGCGGGGATGTCTCGGTGTCGGGCTTCCTCGCTGAGCCGGTCGAGTTCGCGGACGACCTCGGGGTACCAATACTTGATTTCATCGAGTTCCCCAGGTTTGGCGAAGCTGCCACAGAGGCATTCGCCGGACATGTGCAGGACGTCCGCTACGGGGTTCCGGGGTACGTGGTGCGTCTCGCGGTAGGTGTTGAGGTCGAGTTTGGTCCAGTGGGCGAGGGGGCTTGCCCACACCACTGACCCATCCCTTTCATGCAAGGGGACCGCACTGCGCCGTGCCGACTCTTCGCGGCGTCGCCCGGCGAGGAACACCACGCGTTCGCGGCGTGGGTGGCGGATCAGCTCGCGCCGAGCCTGCCGCAGCGCGCGCTCTTTGAGCCGCTGGTACATCTTGAAGTGGTGCGCCGGCCCGGGGAACCCGTGTTCGAGCACGAGTTCCCGGTAGGTCGACCCCGGGGGCGGGTGTCGTTCGATCAGTGGGAGGCCCCAGGCCGCGCAGGTTGCCCGGACGAATCGGCGGGTGTCCTCGATCCCGATTCCGGTGTTCGCGTGCACGGCGTGCGTGGCACGGTCCCGCATCAGGTGCGTGAGCGCGGTCGAATCGTTGCCGCCGCTGAACAGCACGCACGTGGCGACTACCTTCTTGCCCTCGGTGTGCACGGACAGCGCCTCATCCACGATGGCGTGCGCCTGGTCGACCAGCAACGCAACCCTATGAGCGCGTTCCTCTCGGTCGAGTCCCGCGACCTCTGCCGAGGTCCAAACACGATCTATCAGTTCGTTCCTTGCCTTTCATCCCCGATACCCACCGCTCGCGGCGTTCCGGACCCGTAGGCACCCTGTTAGACGGGGCGAGTGGGGTGCCGCCCCAGACAGGCGGACGCAAGGACCCGCTGATCAGAGTCGCGGAGGAGATCATCAAAAACCGGTCACGCACTCAGGGCGTGTGAGAAGAGGGGCCGGGCTGTTCCAGCCGTCCATTCCGGACGAACTTTCGCCCCGCCCTTCCCCCGACGCGCGGTCACCGCACGTACCGTGCCACCTCATCGTCAATGCTTTTCGCGGTGTGGCATGGGATGCACAGCACTTGCAGGTTCGCGCGGTCGTCCCGACCCCCGGCGGCCAACGGGACGACGTGATCCACGCGCAGCAGGCGCGCGGGCAGGTGGGCACCACAGTGGGCGCACGCCGCCGAGCCTCGGATGTTGATGTCGCGTCGCAGTGCTCGGCGCGCGCGCTCGGCACCGGGGACGCGGGTCCGGCCGCCGCAGCGGGCGCACTGGGACGACCCGGGCAGGGCGCGTCCCGTGCAGGTCCGGCAGGCACGCGTCACGGCACGCCACCTCCTTCACCGAGTACACCCCCGGTGCCGCAACCTCTCCACCCGCCGAACGCCCCCACACCCCGATTCCGTTACCCACCTGTGACCTGACGGTGGCGGGGTTCCCGCCCCTGACCAGGGGGGATGTGCAAAAGATGCTCGGATGGGGTTGTTGCTGATTTCTCTATAGGAAGGTGAGAGAGGGATATATAGAAGAATGGCGAACAGGGTCAACCCTGCACTGCCGGGACTCGCCTCCGCTGCCGCGTTCACCGCGTTCACGCAGGTCAGGGCACACAAAGAGGCGACCCTGCCCCCTCGCGTCGATGTGCAAGGTTGGGCAGGGCCGCCAGGGGGGCGAACGGGGTCAGGCTGCCGGGGCGAGGTACCCGGCGGTGGCGGGGGTGCCCGCCGGTTGGGGTTCACCGGTCCACCACACGGTGACCTGAGCGGCGGTAGTGCGAGCACCCCGACCGGGCGCTTTGCGCACCCACACCCGGCGGACCAGGGGGCCGAGGAACGCGCGGCGCTCGGCCATCGACCACTGTTTCCACGCCTCGATCAACTCGGGGAGGTGGTCGAGGAACCCGATGTCGAGGGTGTCGGAGCGCAGCGCGGCAAGCTCGGCCTCGTGCCGGTCGAGGCGGGCGTTGGCCCCGGTGTACTGCTTGCGGAACCGTTCCTCTCCGCGCGGCCCCTGGTACATGACCCCGCGTAGTTTCTCGTTCTCTAGTTGGTCGAGGAACGCGGTCTCGTCCTTGATGAGGCGGCCCAGGGCGGCGAGGCGGGCGGCGCGGTCGGGGGTGCGTTGGTCGCGCCACGCCTCGGCGATGGCGGTCACGGCGGGGTCATCCGCGGACAGGGCGGTGACCCGGTTGAGCACCAGGTCCCCCACGATCGTTTCGGCGACCCCGGCGGTCAGGCTCACCCCGGGGCACGTGGTGCCCTGCTTCCTGCCGGGACACCGGTAGCGCACGACCACGCGGTCGGCGCTGATCCCACCCGACCCGGCGCGGCGGGTGTGCTGATCCCGGACCATGCGGGCACCGCACTCGCCACACCAGAGAAGATCGGTCAACAGGGCGGACACCCGACGGCCGGTCTCGACCGACACCGTGGGCAGGGTCGTCACGACAGCGGGGGCGAGAGTCGGGTCGGTGTCGGTGTCCTCGGCGGGGGGCTTGTCGAACCGCAGCCGCAACCGGGCGTAGACGTCCACCGGCAGCAGCGGCTCACCCACCGTCACGATCTCGCCGGTCTGCGAATGCCGGTAGGACTCGCCCGCGTGCGGCAGGTGACCGACCATTACCGGCGAGGTCACCATCTTCACGACGGCAAGGGCGTTCCACTCGTTACGGCTCTTGATCGGCTTCGCTTCCAGCTTGTCGGCTTTCACCGGTTCGAGCTTGAGTCGCAGTTCGTCCACCCGCTTACGGCGGGCGGCCCATCGGGGCGAGTCCCACCCACGGCGGTTCGCGTAACGCGCCACCTCGCGCGCAGGGACGCCCAGCACCAGCAACCGCGCCATCACCCGCACCCGCTGCGCCTCGGTCGGCTCGGCCGCAAGCCGCCTCTCCGGGGTCACGGTGAACCCGTAGCGGGCGCCGGAGTGCCAACGGCCGTCATCGCGTTGGGTCTCTCCGTTGCCCGTCATCCGGGTCGACGCGTTGTCCGACTCGTTACGTGCCTGCTGAGCCATCAGCACCAACTGAATTTGCCAGCCGGGGTTGCGCGAGTCGATCCCGTCCGTCACCGACACGAAGCGACGCCCCGGGGCTTGCTCGATGATCTCGATGATCTCGGCCGCGCGGGGGATGCCCTGCCGGGTCGCCCGGTCGACCTTGTACACGATCAACGTGTTGATCACATTCGCGCGCAGGTCCGCCAACGCCTCATCCCACTCGGGACGCTTGACCTTGGGGTTCCACCCCGACTTGTCCTCATCGACGTACACCCGGTGCACCTGCCCGCCGATCACCTCGGCGTGCCGCAGCGTCCCCTTCCGCTGGGTGGCGATGGAGGTCGACTCATCGGTCAGGTCCGAGATCCGCAGGTAGCAGCCGATCACCGGGTCGTACTCACGGAGCGGGGTCACGGTCGACAT